ACCCAATCTTATGCGAGCACCCCTGCAATACGAGAAGCTGCGATGATAATTGCAGTGGACATCTGGCAAGCAAGACAAGTTAGCCAGACAGGTGGGGTCGGTATGGATGGGATCAGTGCCAGCCCCTATCGGATGGGTTATCAGCTGATTAACCGAGTGCGTGGTCTCATCCAGCCGTATTCAAGTCCAGCATCACTGGTGGGCTAATGGCAGCGATCTCCACCCTACGTGGCACACTAGCAACAGCCTTGACAAATAATGGCGTATGGTCAACCTTTTCATTTCCGCCTGCAACCTTGCTTGCTAACAGCGTAGTGGTAACTCCTAGTGACCCATATATTGAGCCAAACAATAATAGCCAAACAGGTATCTCACCCCTGGCTAATTTTAAGATTTTGATAACCACACCTGCATTTGACAATCAAGGCAACCTAAAAGGTATAGAAGATTTTATTGTGGCAGTAGTAACTAAACTAGCGGCATCGACCCTGGTTTACAACATATCAAGTGTCTCCGCTCCAGCTATAACCAATGCAGCTAGTGGAGATTTATTAACATCAGAAATAACAGTATCAATCCTAACGAGCTGGAGTTAAAATGAGCACACACGAAGAAGATTTAGCCTTCTTGAAAAAGACAGGCCAAATAGCAAGCGCACCAAAACCAACTGCACAAACTAAGAAAGATGAGGAATAAACCTTGGCCATATATCTTAACAATAACGTAGGCGTGAAGTTGGCTACCAATGCTGCGCCAACCACACCATCCATCGACATTAGCGCATACGTAACTAATGCCGTAATCAATCAGATCGTGGATGAGTTAGAAGTAACCGCTATGGGTGACACAGCACACAAATTTGTTGCTGGTTTACAATCAGGCACATTCACTATTGACTTTATCAATGACTGGGCAGCATCTCAGGTTAATGAGACATTGAGCGCAGCCTTTGGCAAGACCCTAGCAATATCAGTAATTACTGTTAAGGGCACTACTGTGTCAGCAACAAACCCTACTTACCAATTCTCAGTACTTGTAAACAACCTGACCCCAATCGGTCAGGGTGGCGTAGCCGAGGTTGCTACCTCATCTATCACATTTACAGTAAACTCCGCAATTACAGTGTCATCATCGGCACCATTTTAATTAAGGAGTAACAATGGCAAAGCTAAAGATAACAAGGGCTAATGGTGAAGTATCAGAGCATAAGATAACACCAGGTGTCGAGTACGCTTTCGAATTGAAGTATGGATCAGGTATTAGCAAAGTCTTGCGTGAGCACGAAAGGCAAACCGAGATATTTTGGTTGGCTTATGAATGCTTACGCAGGGCTGGCGCTCAGATACCTTTGTGGGGAGTAGAGTTTATTGACAGCTTAGAAACTGTCGAGGTATTAGACGACGAAAAAAAATAATCCAGCGGGATTCGATCCTTTACAGCATCGCACAGTTGAGCGTAGAGACTGGGATACCGCCTAGAGAGTTTATTGATATGGATAGCGAAATGTATAGCGCAATTATACAAGTGCTAACCGATAGAGCTAAGGAGATTCGAAATGCCAGTAGAGGTCGTAGGCGTTAAGGATGTCCTAAAGGGCTTGAGTTTTATTGATATGGATATGCGCAGACGTGTTGTCGCAGCTGTAGATCCGTTAATGCGTGGCGTGGCTAGCAAAGCCAAAGGGTTTGTCCCAGGTAATACAGATGTGTTGTCAGGCTGGTCTAAGGCCAATGCAGGCACAGGCAAATTTCCTAAGTATGATTCTGCAATAGCCAGAGCAGGTATTGGCTATAACTCTGGACAAAATAAAACATTTTCTAATGGCTTTAAGGTTTACAATTTTGTTTACAATGCTAGTCGCCCTGGCGCAATTTATGAGGTAGCAGGTCGCTTGAACCCACAAGGTAGAGCACCATTCCAAATGACACCATCTAAAGGCGCAAGCGGTACATATACGTTAAAGTCACCTAAGAGCAAAGCATTTAGAGAGTTCAATTCAAGTAACCCATTTGCTAGCCAGCAATTTATAGCTGCATTACCAAAGGTAACTTCACAGCCTAAACTTGAAGGTGTAAGAGGTGGCAATAGAAAGACTAAAGGCCGTTTGGTTTACAAGGCCTGGGCTGAGGATAGTCCTAGAATTTACCAAGCAATCAAAGATGCTATCAATGCTACTGCTACACACTTTAACAAAACTACACAACAGAGGGTTGCATAATGGCCAATATAGTCGTCTCCGCCTTAGCCACCTTTAATGGCAAAGCACTTAAAAAGGGTAAGAAAGAAATATCCTTATTTGAGCAACAAGTCAATAAATTAGGCAAGACTTTTGCTAGTGTCTTTGCAGCACGCAAGTTATTACAATTTAGCAAAAATGCTGTTAATGCGTTTATGGCCGATGAAAAGGCCGCTAAGTCTTTAGAAGTACAATTAAGAAATACAGGTTACCAATTTAGTGCGCCAGGTGTTGAAAACTACATAGGCAACCTACAAAGATTAACAGGCGTACTAGATGATGAGTTACGCCCAGCATTCCAGCAATTACTTACAGCTACAGGGTCTATTACTAAGAGCCAAGATGCTTTACAAACAGCGCTAAACATAAGCGCAGCTACAGGCAAGTCTCTTACTGAGGTCAGCGCAGCGTTAACACGTGGCTTTAGTGGTAACACCACAGGCCTTAGCAGGTTAGGTGCAGGCATAAGCAAGGCCACGCTAAAGACTGGCGATATGGACAAGATTATGGGCGAACTTAATAAAAAGTTTGCAGGCCAAGCAGCAGCCAGATTAGATACTTATGCAGGCAAGATGGGTCTGCTTACAGTCGCAGCCGAAGATGCTAGAGAGACTATTGGCAAAGGCTTACTAGATGCGCTGTCATTATTAGGCAAAGACACCAGCATTAGTAGTGCAACAAATTTGATGGATGATTTTGCAAAGAGCACGGCAGATGCCGTAGTTGGTATTGCAGTCCTAGTTAACGAGTTAAAAAAATTAGGCAATACTAAAGTTGGTGGCGTTTTATTCGATGTTAAAAATATCCCAGTATTAGGTGCTTACCTTGCAGGATTCTCAGAGATAGGCGCAGCACAAAGAGCGCAGACAACACCATCTAATCGAGAAGGCAGATCAGCCAGTCGTATTTACCTGGATCAATTACGCAAAGAGTCTAAAGCCCTACAAGCTGCAACTACCTTACGCAAACAAGAAAACGCACAATTAAAGGCTAAAACAGAATTAGATAAACTATCAGAAAAGTTTGACGTTGAGCGCATAGGTTTAATGAAAGCATTAAACGAGGCCACAGATGCTGATACTAAATTACGCATCCAATCTAAGTTAGCCATCCTAGACAACAATGAGGCTTTGGCTAAGAAATATAATGCAGAATTGTTGGCCAAGAGCGCAGCTGATTTATTAGCCGATAGCGCTAACAATGCCGCTAATGCCCTTAATACTTTGCCTAGTAAGTACGATGCAATCTTTACAAGCCTAGTAAATACCTTTAAGACAATGGGATTAGATCAAGGATCAGCCGCTGGCCTTGCAGGAGCATCAGCAAGATTACAGGCACAAGCCGATGCGTTCTTAGCACAGATGAGCCAATATGCCGTGCCAGGTGGAATGCCATCTAGTGCATCAACAGCTGCCGCAGCAGCAGCGCCAACAGTAGTACCACAGGTAACAGTAAACACAGGCGCAGTATTAAGCACTAATCAAGATTTGACTACCTATATTCAAGATGCTTTAGGTAACATTACTAAACTAGGTAATGGAGCATTAGTACCTGCTGGATCGATTGCGTTTCAATGACAGTCCCAGTAATCAACGCCACAATAAACTTCTCCACTGGGCCAAGCACTGCTCAGGCTATGCAGTTAGATATTGGCGTATTAGGCACAAACGTACTAGCAGATGCAGTAGCAGTTATTGTTGACGTGTCAGATCGTATTAACTTTATTCAAACAGCTGTAGGCCGTAATGCTTTATTTGACCAATTTCAGACAGGCCAATTAACACTACGCATAGTAGACCAGAATGGCGATTTCAACCCGACTAATCCGCTCGGGCCTTATTATGGACTGCTAACACCTATGAAGAAGGTCAGCATCGCTGCTACCTATAACAGCGTAACCTATCCTTTATTCTCAGGTTTTATCACAAGCTATGTAAACACCCAACCTAAAGATGCTACAGAGGTCGCCTATACAACCATACAGGCCGTAGATGCGATGCGCCTGGCTTACAACGCACAGATTTCTACAGTCACAGGCGCTACTGCTGGCGATCTATCAGGCACACGTATTAACGAGATATTAGACGAAATCGACTGGCCAGCATCACAGCGCCAAATAGATTCAGGTCAAACTACATTACAAAATGATCCAGGCACCCCACGCACTGCTTTAGGTGCTATGCAGACTGTCGCCCAGTCAGAGTATGGCGCAATATATGTAGGCTTTGATGGATCCTTTGTATTTAAGGACAGGCTTACAGCTACAGAGACCATAGGCAATACAGCCACAGTCTTTGCAGATGATGGCACAGGTATCCCATACGCTAACGCAGCCTGGAAACTAGATGACACCCTTATATTCAATTCAGCACAGATAACCAGGACTGGTGGCACTGTGCAATCTGCCAGCAATCAGGCAAGCATTGACAAGTATTTTATCCATTCATATAACCAACAAGACCTGCTAATGCAAACCGATGCCGTAGCCCTAGATTATGCCAGGGCTTATGTGGCAAGTAGGGCTGAGACAACCATCCGATGCGATGCTATCGAGCTAGACCTATACACGCCTAACTACGATACAGGTGTAGTAGCAGCCTTAAACCTAGATTTCTTTGATCCAATCACAGTAATCACTACTCAGCCTGGTGGATCTAAGCTGGAGAAAACACTACAGATATTTGGCGTTCAAAACATCATCACACCCAACAGCTTTAAAGTGGTGTTTACAACGCTAGAACCTGTCATAGATGGGTTTATAATAGGCAACGTAGATTACGGGGTCTTAGATCAGAACGTTTTATCTTACTAAGGAGAAATTATGCCAACCTGGCCAGGCACGACTGGTGATGTAGTTACCAGCACAATGTGGAATGGACTTCCAGCATTCGCAGTACAAACTGCTAAGACAGCAGATTACACAGCAGCTAGCGGTGATGAGTACCAACAACTTATCCCAATGAATAAAGCAACTGCTATTGCATTTAAGATCCCAACCGATGCAACATATAATTTTGCAATAGGTACAGTTATTACAGTGTTAAATATTGGTGTGGGCGCAGTAACAATTAGCGCAGTTACATCAGGTACTACAACAGTATTAAGTGCTGGCGGAACAGCGGCAGCTCCAACTTTGGCACAATATAAGTCTGCTGCATGTATCAAGACAGCTGCTAATGCGTGGTATGTAGTGGGGTCTATCGCATAATGATAGGCACAATTCTGTCAGGTTTAATAGAAAAAACTGCGCCGCCAACACCAGCTGCTAGCGCAACAGGCGGCACAATAGTTTATTCTGCTCCGTATTATTATCACACCTTTACTGGTAATGGAACTTTTACACCATTAGTGTCTTTATCTTGCGATGTACTTAGAGTTGCTGGTGGTGGTTCTGGAACTGGTGGCGCATATTCAGGCGGTGGAGGTGGAGCAGGTGGATTACTTTATTCTGCTTCTCAATCATTAACTGCAACTGGATATACAGTAGTTATTGGAGCAGGTGCTACAGCACCAGCCACTCCTAATACAACTGGTAATGACGGATCTGCTACTACCTTTACAGGTTTAACTAACGCAGCAGGTGGCGGTGGAGCAGGCGGAGGTGCAGCAGGGCCTAATAATGGTCGTGCTGGTGGATCTGGCGGTGGTGCAGCAGGAACTGATGGTAGTGGCGGTTCATTAGTTTCTGGTGGTGCTGCTTCTCCAAGTGGTCAAGGTAATGCAGGTGGTTCAAATGGTTCTAATACTGCCAATCCTTTTCCAGCAGGTGGTGGCGGTGGTGCAGGTGCTGTTGGTTCAAACGCAACTTCAACTCTCGGTGGTATTGGTGGAGATGGTTCAACTACTTATTCCTCTTTTGGTTTAGCAACTTCAACTGGACAAAATGTCGGCGGTACTTATTATTATGCAGGTGGTGGTACAGGTGGAGAATATATTTCAGCTGGCGGACAACGTGGCGGTTATGGCGGTGGCGGTGCATCTAGTGCAGCTGGCGTTAATGGCGTTGCAGGAACTGCTAATACAGGTGGCGGCGGCGGTGGCGGCCCAGTAAATCAATATGGCGGTAATGGTGGTTCAGGAATTGTAATCGTAAGGTATGTAGCATGAGCCACTGGGCAGAAATTGATAGTAATAACAAAGTTTTAAGAGTAACTGTTGGCGATAATAATGATCCAGCAGGTGATGAAGGTTATCAATGGTTAATAGATAATCTTGGCGGCACTTGGATTAAAACAAGTTATAACGGCAATATCCGCAAAAATTACGCAGGTATTGGATACACCTATGATGCAATTAGAGATGCTTTTATAGCACCTGAGCCTGACGATGCAATAGGTTTTGATGAAGACACTTGCCGATGGATCGTGCCAGAGGTAGAAGTTGAAGCCTAAATTATGTGCAGCTGGTGTGCAGTTAAGAGATCAAGTTGATACCTGGTTTCCAGATAGGCGTACTGCCAGTGATGGGTGGGTGGGCGATAGCCGTCACGCCGCCAGAAAATCGGATCATAATCCAGACAAACTTGGGTGGGTCAGAGCAGTTGATATTGATGCTCGCCTTTGTGCATCCGATGGGGTCAGTGCTGATCTGGCTGACCAGATCCGAATCGCTGCAAAAACCGATAAACGTATATCTTACGTCATCCATAATGGCCGCATCGCCAGCAAGATACTAAATTGGCGTTGGAGAAAATACAACGGCATAAATCCGCACACCAAACATTTGCACTGTAGTTTTACAAAGCTAGGCGATCTCGATGGAAAACCATTCGACATCCCATTACTAGGAGGCAAGATATGAAGATAAGCAAAAAACAGAAGGCAATACTAAAGTCATACGCACGTGGCGTATTGGTATCATTCTTAACATTCTTAGCAAGTAATGAATTAGGTTTAGACCCAGCGCTGTCTGTAGTAATTGCAGCACTCGCAGGGCCAGCAGCTAGGGCTTTAGATAAATCCGATATTGCCTATGGCATCGGTGCTAATGAAAAATGAGTCCTACAGAATGGGCTGGCTTTGGCGCTGGCGTTATGGCCGTGCTATCAGGCGGGCTAATAGGATTACGTTTCTTAGTTAAAGGCTGGCTTAATGAGTTGCGCCCGAATGGTGGCTCTAGTATGAAGGATCAATTAACACGTTTAGAAAAGCGTGTCGATGATCTCTTTATGTTAATCAGTAAGTCATAATTTTGATATGGCAACTAAACGCAAACCAAAGAAAAAGGTTGCACGTAGGCGCAGGACTACTAAAGAGCCTGTACTTACAAAGCTAGACTTCTGGGCTATAGCAGCTAATGAGGTTTATATGGCCTGCCGTAAATCTGGAATGGACGAGGGCACAGCTCTAGCGTTTGCGATGGATAGGTCAAGTTATCCAGACTGGATCGTAGATATTAAAGATCCTATAAAGAATCCACTTGACGATTTTGATGAGGATGACGATTAAGCGTTGGCTAGTAATATCCGACCTACAGGTGCCCTATCATCACGAAGCAGCTGTAAAGAATGTAATTAAGTTAGCGAGGCGTGAGA